CGAAGTCACCGGCGGACAGGCGCTTGATCTTCACCGTCACCTTGGTGCAGGTGGCCCCGGAGAGGGTGTGCGGTTTGGAGCCGTAGAACGCGGCGCCGGTGTTGCGGCCGTAACTGCTGCCGCTGTACCGGCCCTGGTAGAGGTCGAAGCTGTTCGTGGGGTTGCCGTCGGAGCGCCAGGAACCATCGCGGTAGCAGGCGGTGGCCGTCGGTACGCAGGTCAGCGTGCCGGTTGTCGTCACTGGTTTCGGCGAAGGCGGCTTGTCGCCGGTATCGACGGGCGGGATGTCCGGCGGTGGTGGTGTCGCCGGTGTCGAGGCGGGCGCGGCCGGGACGATGGTGATGGCGTAGTAGGTACTGCCAAGCCGGGCCAGCAGCAGAGTGTCTCCCACCGCAGGCGTCAGGCCGGTTGCCACCCTCGCGGTTACCGTGATGCCGCCGACGACAGCCAGGCAGGCGTTGCCGGAAACGGTGGACAGGGCCTTGCCGCGGACGACTCCGGTGCCGGCGAGGGAAACTCTGGTGTCGGCGAAGTCGGCCACCGCGGCTCCCTTCTACAGGACTCGGACGGTCAGGGACTGCTCGCCCGGCGAGTAGGGCAACGACAGCTGCTCGATCACGCAGCGCGCGCCAGTGAGGCCTGCGCCGGTGATCGAGACGATGTCGCCGGTCATGAGGCCCGGATGGGGAACCATCGTCACGGACAGCTTCCGGAAGGCGGTGCGCCGCAGCAGGAGCATCTGGGCTGCGGCTGCTGCCCGGCACTGGGCGACGGTGGTGAGCAGGCTCGACTGGTAGGGGTACGGGACGGGCAGAGGGTTGAAGGGTCCGCCGTACCGGTACGGGGAGGTGCCGTCCTGATCGTAGGAGATGCCTTGGAGCTGGTTGCCCGCCCCGTCTTCGCCCTGGGCGACGACGACGTTGAAGGCGCCGTCTCGGGTAGTGCTGCTCTGCCATTGGACGACGGTTCCCGTGGCAGGGTCGTCGGTGATGGCGAGCACTGGGCTGCCTGCATCGGAGACGGCTTCCACGAACAGGTAGCCGTCGGTGGTGACGCCGGCTTCGGCTCCCCAGGCGTTGAGGACTTCGGTGACGGCGCCGAGCCGGTCGGAGTCCCATTGCATGCCCAGCGGCACGGCGCGGTCGATGAGCCCGCCGTCGAAGGAGACAGTGAGGGCGGGTTCGATCAGTGCCCGGATCACGGAGGCGAGGGTGTCGCTGCTGGACGGCTGGAACGGGGCGATGAGGTTCGCCTCATCGATGAGGGTGAGGAGCCCCTGGCAGCTGACGGACACGGTGTCGCCGTCGGTGCTGGATTCCGTGATCAGGAACCAGCCCCTGTTGACCCACTCGAAGCTGCCGCCGACGTCGACGCCGTAGTCGATGCGCAGCATCTGCCCGAACGCGGCTAGCGGATGGGCGGGGTCGGTGCCCGGGTCCCAGTCGTAGCCGCCGTCGCGGCGAGGGACGGTGAGGCTGATCTGTTCGGGAACAGCGAGGCTACGGTCGCGGCTCTCGCCGCCGTCGGAGATCGGGATGCCGTCGGCGATGAGCTCGCCGTCGAGCCAGGCTTCGGCCCTCATCGCCATGGTGTAGCTGCCCTGTACGACAGTGAGCGCGGTTGTCGACATATCGAGCATGTCAGGGTCCGAAATCGTACTGGGCGATGTCCAGGAGTGTGCCGGGGAAGAAGCTGGCGATGTCCTGGAGCGTGGTGAAATTGTCTGCGATGTCCTGAAGCGTGAAACCGGCAGCCTCCATGGCGTCGGGCCAGTCATCGCTTTTGACGACATTCAGCTGGAACCACCGGTAGGTGTCGTACCAGTTGGGGTCTTCCTGGTCGTCGAGCAGGGCGTAGGTGCCGTCGAGCCGGTCCAGTGAGGTCTGCTTCCGGAGCAGGATCGTGCCCTCGGTGGCGCTGTTCAGCACCTCGTTGAGAGTGTCGCCGTCCTCGTCGGTCTCCGTGCGGACCGTGATGGTGGCGGATGGGGCCGATCGCGGCCGTCCGACGACGACGATGCGGCCGTTGATGTTGAAAGTAGTGGCGGCGCGGTCGCGTTTCCAGCCGAGTGGGGACTCGATCTTGACCGCGGCGCCGATGCCGCGGACCGCGTCGGAGATCACGTCGCTGCTGACGGTCGAGGTGATCGGCGCCGCGGTCACGGTCCACTGGTTGCCGTAGAGATCGGTCAGGACTGCCGAGTAGGTCAGGCTGACGCCGAGCGGCTGCTCGGCATCGACCCGAAGGAGGCTGCCCTGGCCAGTGACGTCGATGCCACTGGCGGCCCGGACCGCAGTGAGGTCGGCGCCGGTCTGCCGGTAGAGGGAGGCGGTGACGATGTCATCCCCGGTCAGGCCGGTCGCGCTGACCAGGTTGCGGGGCGGGAACACGGACTGCGCGCTCACGGCGATGTCGGAGCTGGCCTCGCGGATACGCATCACGCCGGCGATGCCGATGGAGGCACTCGCCAGGGTCGCAGTCACGGTCGGCGCCACGGTGGCGGTACCGGAGGACACGGTGCACGACGCGAGAGCGACCGTCGTCCCGTTGCCGGTGGCGACCGCGGCGTCTGCCCGCTCCGTGACCGTACCGAACGTGATGCCTGCCGCGGTCAGGGCTTCGACCGTGTAGGAGTCGGCATTGGACGCGACGCCGTAGCCGATCAGCGCGAAGTCGTTCGCCTTCCAGGTCAAGGCAGTGCTGCCCGTGGCCGAGAAGCCGGTGCCGCTCGTCTGGTCGTCGCCGAAGGATGCGGCCCATCGCCATCCGGTGCCTGCGGTCTTCGACAGGCTGACGATCCGGCCCGCGATGACCGACCCGGAAGACCCGGACGGGATCGCGGCGGTCGGGTTCGCGTCGCCGCCCAGCAGAACCCGGGCGAAGTACGTCAGCCGTCGTGGGCCGGCGGATGCCCCGAAGGATCCTCCGCCCCCCGACGCGCTGCCGACCAGCGTCCATCCGGACGGTGTGGACGGCACCGAGTCGAGGGGGTGCCCGGACACGACCTGGAGGACGGCGAGGTTCCCCGCTGACCCGACGATCGTCGGTGTGACCGTGTCGGTGTGGGTGGACTGCGTGCCCGTCGTGCCGAAGGAGATTGTCATCCACTCCTCCTTCCGACCTTGGCCCGGTGAGCCTGCGCGTCCGCAGACGCCTTGATCTTCGGTTTGACCGTGATGTCGATGAGGTCGCGGAGCCTGTCGTCGTTGAAGTGGACGTGGACCTCCGCGTCGTCGCGGTTCTCCAGGGCGGTGGCGAGTCGGTCCCACAGCGCGTCCTGGCGAGCGCCTACCTGGCTGGCTGCCGTGGGGACGTAGCGGCGGCGCAGGGATACGCCGGTCGCGGTATCGGCGAGGCGCTGGGCGGCACCACCGACAAGGTGGCCGTGCATGTCCATTCCGGCAACCCAGCCGAGAACCACCTGCTTGCCGACCTCGTCGCGGAAGACGCCGGACGGACTCTTGATCTTCAGCGCCTTCTTGATTGCCGCGACCAAGCCCTTGGCCAGCTTGTCGATCTGCTTCTGCAGATCCTTCTCGGTCGCTTTCAGGCCAGCCAGGAAACCTTCCCCGGCGTGCTTGCCGGTGTCGTACATCATGTCGGCCATCGAGTTGCCGAAGCTCGTGGCCAGCTTCCCGCCGGACGTCATCAGCTTGTTGAGCTTTGCGATGTCCGTCGTGGTGACGTCCTTCGCGCTGAGGATCGTCGCGAGCTGGCTGCCCGGACCGGCGTCGCTGAGCTGCTGGAGCAGATCCTTCGACGCGCCGCGCTCCTTCAGCGACTTGGACAGAGCGACGAAGTCGGATGCGGTCTTCTGCTGGGCGCCGGCCTGCGAGATCAGGTCCTGGACGTTCATCGCCGACGTCCCGCTGATGCTCAGGAAGTCGCGGATGTTGGACGCCTGGTCGGTCGCGTAGGTCTTGGCGGTGGCGATGGTCTTCTGCACCGAGGCGCGCTTGTCGGCGAGCCCCTCCAGCCGGGTGGCCTTCTTCTGGATGCTGGCGGCGGTTTTGTTGTAGCCGGCGTTCAGCAGCTTCGTGGCGACGCTCTTGATCGCTGAAGCGATCGCCGTGGACGTCCCGGTCTCCAGTTTCTTCAGGAGCCCCGTCGAGATCGCGTTGGAGATCGATGTCTTGGCCGACCGCTTGGCGTTGGACAGGGCGATCTCGGCGGCCTTCAGTTCCTTCAGGGCGGCCTGCAGCTTCTTCTCTGCTGCCGCAACGCCCTTGTGCCGGCGCTTGGCTGCGGCGACCGCGTCCTTCGCGTCCTCGACGCGCTGCCTGTCCCGGTGGACCCGGTCCGAGGCGTTGAGGATGGTTCCGCTGGCGTACCCGGGCAGCTTGATGCCGTGGGTCTTGGCGAAGGCCAGCGACTGCGAGTTCGACAGGACGTCTTCGCCGCCCTTGAAGTTGACGAGCTCCGGGCCCTTTTCGCCGACCCAGGCAAGGCCCTTGGCGGCTCCGCCGGTGCCCTTGGCGTACCAGTGCGGGCTCCTGGCCTGCCACTGCGACCACGCGTTGGCGGGGCTGCCGTACCGGTCCTTGATGTAGCCGAGGCCCCACTTGATCTGGGTGGCCGCGTTGGTCTTCCAGTCCGAGCCGGCCGAGGCCATCTTGGACGCGGGCAGGGCCTGCGGGATGCCGTAGGCGCCGGAGGATGCGTTCTCAGCCCGGTAGTTCCAGCCCGACTCGCCGTTCCACAGCGCCTTGAGGGCAGGCCACTGGGACGGCCCCCAGCCGTAAGACTTGAGGGCCGCCTGCGCGAACTGCTGTGCCGAGCCGCTGGTCGAGTTGTCGCCGAGGCCGATCGAGTCGCCGATCGAGCTCAGCGCGTCGAGCGCCTTTCCGGGGAGCTTCTTGACGGAGATCAGGCCCTTGTGGACGATGCGGCTGAGTGCGTGCGGCAGGTCACCGAAGATCTTCTTCGCGATGGCTGTTCCGGACGTCGTCGCCATGCCCTTCATGAGGCCGCCGACCAGGTGCCCGCCGATGCCCATGAAGACGCGGCTGGGCGAGTGGATGCCGAAGAAGTGCTTCACGGCGCTGATGATCGGACTGACCAGGTTCTTCCAGAGCCAGCCGCCGATGCCCTTGATCGCGCCGACAATGCCGTCCTTCAGGCCCGACAGCAGATGGCCGCCCGCGCTCACAAGCCACGACCCGGCCTTCCTGAACGCGCCGGTCACAGGCTTGATCACGATGCGATTGATCCACCCGGCGATCCCCTTAGCCGCCGATACAGACCCGGACCTGAAGCCGCTGACCGCCGACTTGCCTTTAGACCACAGCCACGATCCAGCGCCCTTGAAGGTGTCCACGACGGGCTTGCCGACCCAGCGCCAGAAGAAGCTGCCGATACCCTTCGCGCCCGAGACCGCGCCGGACTTGAAACCGCTCGCGACTGAACGGCCCTTCGACCACAGCCAGGAGCCGGCGCCCTTGAATGCGTCGATGACGGGCTTGCCCACCCAGCGCCACAGGAAGGAGCCGAGGCCCTTGGCTGCGGTGGTGACACCGCGGGTGAAGCCCTTGACGAGCTCTGAGCCCTTGCCGAGCAGCCAGCTGCCAGCCCTGGCGAACGGCTTCACGATCAGCTTTCCGAGGGTGAGGATCTTCTCGGTGACCCAGGCCGTACCACGCTGGATGCCGTCGGAGAGCCAGCGCGGCGCCAGTCGTCCGATCTCGCGGAACTTGCCGAACGGCCGCAGGATGAACCGGTCGATCGAGCTGCGCAGGACACCCTCGGCCGCAGGGAAAGCCTTCTTGAAGCCATCGACAATGCCCCGACCGATGGGCTTGAGGAGTTTCCCGAAGCCCTTCTCGACCAGCCCGCCGAGTTTGCTGATGCCCTTGAGCATCGGCTCGAACATTTTCAGGACAGGGACGTGCGAGAAAACCTTCCCGAAAATCCCCGCGAGGCGCCCGATCGGAATGACCGAGACTACCGCGATGATCGTGTCGAGCCAGTGCTTCTTCCAGAAGTCCAGAGAGAACAGCGGGTCAAATAGGCTGGAGAGGAAACCGACGGCCATCGGGATCGCCTGCGCCCCGAAGCCCTTGCCGATGGAGACGAAGTCCATCCCGCCGAGAATCGATGCGATCTTCTTGGTGAAGTCGGCGGTGTGCTTCGCAACCCAGCCGATCGCGTCGCTGAGCCCCTTGCCGAGGATCGAGCCCAGGTTGCCCCAGTCGATGTCCTTGAATCCGCCGGCGATGGCGTCGTGGATCGTGTCGCCGAGTTTCTCGGCAGCGGACTTCGGGGGCTTGACCGCCTTCGGCATGGCCAGCAGCCCGGGGTCTGTCTTTGGCTTGAAGATCGAAGGGGCCGCGAGTGATTTCGGGCGCGCCAACAGCCGAGGCACCGAGGGTGCCTTGAGCATTGGAGTGACGGCCTTCTGCGGCTTCGCTAGCAGCCGGGGTGCCTGCGGGTTGGTCAACGCCACAGACGGACCCGTGGACTTCTTGCTCGGCCCCTTCTTCTTCGTCCCACCGGTCAGGCCGTCCACGAAGTCGTCGACCATGGCGAGCGGCGACTTGCCGCCGGTGAGGCCCGAGAAGAAGTTGCCGATCACTGACTTGGCTTCGCCGACGCCAGTCTTGATCGCACCTACGGGGATCAGGTTCTTCATGACGCTGCCGAAATGGGCGGCCGCGGGCATGGCCTCGGCGGCCAGGAAGTGGACGAACGAGGTCACCGGGGGCAGCACCTTCGTGCCGACCCGGATGCCCATCACTTCGAGATTCGAGACGAGCAGGTGCCATTGGGCCTCGGCGGTCTTTCTCTGCATCTTGACCGCGTCGTCGAATTTCCCAGTCGAGTGGTTGATCTGCTCCTGCTTCTTCTCCAGCACGTCCAAGTTGTTGAGCATGAGGAGAATGCCGGAACTCGACCGGCCGCCACCGAACGCACGGGACAGCAGCTGAGATTGCTTCGACGCGGACATCCCCGACTTGTCGAGATGCTCCTTCAGCAGACTGATGGCGCCGATCAGGCCCTTGGGGCCGCGCATCGCCTCAGCGAGCTGGAGACCGGTCAGGTGAATCCGCCCCAGCTGCTTCTCGGCCGCCTTCGACGGAGCGCCGAGCAGCGAGAAGCTCATGCGCAGCCGGGTCGCTGCGCTGGCCGAGTCAATGCCCTCGTCTGTCATCAGCGCCAAAGCGGCGCCGACCTGCTTCATGCTCAACCCGAAGGTCTTCGCCGACGGCAGGATGCCGGTACCAATTGCAGCGTTGAACTGGTCCATCGACATGTTGCCCGCGCCGATGATCGCATTCACCGTGGAGACAGCCTCATGGAACGAGGTGGCGCCCTTGATACCGGTACGCCAGGCGCCCGCCAGAGCGTTCGTGGTCTCTTCGAGGTTGGCGTGACCGACCGCGGCGAGGTCAGAGCTCTCCTTGAGCGCCTTCATCGCCTGAACGTTGTCCATGCCGACGCTCTTGAGGTGGTACAGCGATTCGGCGAGGTGCTGGGGGCCCTGCTGAGTGGACGTGCCCAGCTTCAGGACCGCGTCGCTGAGGACTTTCACGTCCTTCGCGGTGCCGCCGGCCTGGGTGCTGATGCGGGTCATCTCCGCCTGGAAGCGGGATGCGTCCTTGGCACCCTTGGCCAGGCCTACTGCGAGGCCCGCCGCCAGGGCTGCACCAGCCTTGACGGCCGTCGCGCCCAGTTTCGCCAGCGTCGAGTCTGTCTTGCTCGCCGAACGGCTCACATTGTGGAAGGTCTTCGACGCCGAGTCGTGGGCGATGAGCCGGTAGACAATGCTGGAGCTGGCCATGACGCCTCCCCTCATCGGGTCGTCAGGTCAGGGCCAGTTGCGGTTGCTGCGCTTATCGCCTTCGATGGCCTCGTTCTCGGCGGCTTCGCGCTCTTCGTCCTCGATGCGGTAGACCGCTTCCCACTCGGTCAGTTCGCGGGAGCTGATCCGTCGTAGGAGCTCGGCAACGGTGCATCCGAGCTCGCGGGCGAGGACGAAGTAGAACCGTCGCTCGCCCCGTCGGAGTTTCCCTCGATCTCCTGGGCGGCCTCGTCGCTCAGGCCGGACAGTCGTGTCGCGACGTCGTACAGCCGGTCGATGATGCGGCCGTTCTTCGCTCCGAGGGCGGGGGCGTCGCGGTCGGTGAAGACGCGCTCGCCGTTCTCGTCGACGAGGCACTTCACCAGCAGGTTGGCGCGGGCGTTGAGTTGGACAATGACGAGCTCCTGCTGCGGGGTGCCCGCGTTGCGGATCTGACGGAGCGAGGACTCGTAGGCGTCGCGTTCCTCGCCGGTCAGACCGCGGATGAGGACGTCGCCGCCCCACTCGGGTACGTCGACCTTCTCGACCTGGATGTCGTCGGCTCCGAGGATGCCGTCGCGGGACAGGGGCATGGTTCTCCTAGCGGATGTCTCGTGAGATGCCGTCGAGGACGCGGTTGACGGCCCTACGGGAGGCCGGGCCGAGGGGTCGCACGACGTGGAAGAAGTAGGGCTGCTTCGGCTGGGTGACCCACACGTCGCGATGGCCGAACACGGGATGTCGCCACCGCTTGGTGCCCTCCACGGCCTTCGGGAGGCCCTTCATATGGGTGGGCATCTTGCGGCCGTCAACGCGGATCGCGATGCCCGCCTGCTTGCCGACAGTGCGGACTTCGAGCTTCGTGGCGCGGGCCAGGTTCCCCCGCAGCCCGGTCGGGTTGTAGGCGCGCTTTGACGGGATCGAGCGGATCGAGTTGCGGACCACGGGGACGAGCGGCTTGGCGGCTGCCCGCAATTCCTTGGTGAACCGCTTCTTGATCTCTTTGTTGTCCATCCCGCGCAGCTCGCGAGAGACGCGCCGCAGGTCATCCCCGTGGCGCAGCCCCCACTCGCCAGGCATTACGGCACCGTGATGTTCTCGACGGGGATGCTGGTCACCGAGAACTGGATGGTGATCTGCGCCGGGTTCTCGACGTCACGCGCCTTCGGCTGACCGGTGACCTTGACGGGGAACACGTCGTA